CAGGTTTACCAAAAATTTCAACTTTAGCCGAACTATCAGGTAAACTTGCGGTTCCCGTAGAATATATTCTTTTAGAACCAAAAACTTGAATAAGTGTTCCGTTATAGGGTGTTTTAAAATCGGTAAGTTTAGAAATTATAGTATTAATATAATTTTGACAAGATGCCGAGAACCCATTCATGAATTCTTTATAGTTGATAACTCCTGTTGTTGATTCAGGTAATTCCTCCCTTGTTTCTTGAGTTCCAATATATCCACCTCCGTTATTTTGAATCGCGTTTTGAATAATTGTTGAACCTGATTGTTCTCCTCTATCCTCTAATATTTGTCTAACCAAATCCTCATCTAATTTTTTGAACGAGTCATCAGTCCATTCAGCCCTTTCATCAAATATTTCAGTATTTGCATAATAATTAAAAGACAACGCATTTTGTAATGTATCAATTGGTTCTTTCAATCCCGAACCTCCAACAAAGTTAAATCCTAATGTGACTTTAGCAATCATAGGTTGGAAACCAATTCCCTCAGGATTAAAATCATATACAGGTTCATAAGTAATATTAATTGAAGTCGGGATTATTCTCGTATTATAAAAATCACCAATTCTTAATATCAATACGGGAGGAGCACCAAAAGCGGTGTTAGTCGCGGCATTGTATTTTGGTTTTCCATCCGCCCCAATTGTTGGTATCGTATCCCCAGGTCTTGAACATTGGTTTAGGAATGTTAATCTTGAGTTAAGACCTTCGGGGGTCATTGAGTGGAAAGCCGGTGTAAAATATTTTAATTTTTGTTTTATTGAGTCATATATCATAGGATTTTCACCTTGTATTGCGGTAAAATAATCACATTCAGATAATAAGTCTCTTAAAACTTTTTTGGAAATTCCGTCTTTAATTTTTTGTGTTGTTGTAATTGTTGGTGGTGTAATAACTGGAGTATTTATACTCGGAACTGTGTTAGAACCTATATTATTTAAAATATTAGGAGGAGTCTCTCCTGTTGGGTCTCCTGTTGGGTCCCCTGTTGGGTCACCTGAAGGATTACCTGTCTCAATTTTAATATCTTTAATTGCAACTCTTCTACACCACATCGCTTGGTAAGAATAAATTGTATTATAGTTATTATTTGAACTAGCAGAATCTTGGTCACTACAACTTACACTTGGACTAGTTGCCCCTAATTCCTTAGCAACAACATTAACAGCCTCTTCACCTTGTGGTTCTTGATTTATTACAATTTTTTTATCTTCAATAAATTTTTGAAAGGCCTTACCGTAATCCGTAGTATCTTCTTTAAACCATTGTAAAACAGAATCAATCCTTCTTTTAGATAACCACTCGTTATATTGAATAGTCGCAGGTCTTGACGCACTTCCAACTAAAGTTATTGTAATTGTTTTAATATTTGTATTATTATTTAAAACTGATACGACATCTTTTCTAAAATCTTTTTCAATAGTGGCATTATGTTCAACAACATTCGTAAAAGTATTTGCAACTTGTTGTCTATTTGCAGCAGGTGCGTTAGTATTATACTTTGATTTCATTCCAATATAGCTGTTATATGCTGTTTTCCAACTATAACTAGCCGTAGCAACACCCTTTTGTTGTGGTGGTGGAACATCGTTATGAAAATACCATCCTAAATTCAAATATTTATTGTTTAAATCAGAACCAGGGTCCGTTTTATTAGTTTCAGGTTTAGTCTCAGAACCTCCAGTTCCGTTTCCTCCTCCACCACCATTAATACCCTCATCACCTTCAATAACCCCTTCATCAGTACTAGTTGTATTTATACCCGCTTCAGCACCAACTTGAGCCAATTGGTCAGCATTAACAGATGGGTTTGTGATAATTTGTTGATAAGTAAATAAATCTCTTGTTGGGATAGTTGTAAATCTTCTCGCTAATTCATACAGGTCATATTTTAAACATCCTGCAAAAAATGAATCAACAATTGAGTTAACTCTTTCAACATTTGACTCGTTTTGTAATATCTTATTAGTGATTGTATTCAATACCGAAGGATGGTCAACAATCATTTTCCAACTCAATGAACCGGAACGGGTTGTGTTTCTATAAGTATAAACAGGCTCAGGTCTTCCCAAAATTTCAACACTATCAAACCTTGGTGATATTGTCTCATTAAATGATAAATCATACGGTGGAAACCACATAACTCTACCTCCATTAGGTCCTCTCTCACAAACAGGTAAATCATCATACGTAAATCCAGGTCTGTTTGAAGTTCTCCAAGCTAAATTCTCAATTGAGAACATATACTTTTTAACTTTATTATCAACAATATTTGTTGACCCTGGATTTTTTAACGGAGCAATATTTAAATTGTATGTATTATCAATTATTGAATATGTGAACTTTCTTCCAGAGGTAGTAATACCGTCTGTCTTTTGTAAATCATTATAAGTATAGTATGGAGTATCTTTAGCAAACACTCTACAATATTCTACTCCCCCTCCATGTTGGTTTGTCGCGGAATCATACGTATAACTAACAACTCTTGAACCTTTTGTCAACTCTCTATATCCGTCATGGAAAACTTTAGATAATTGATTAATTGCGTTACCGACATGTCCCAATCTAGCAGTACCTGCAGGTGTTGAGTCTAATAATCTCTGAGTATTATCTAATATACTACCATTTTTGAAATTAACATTTGATGAACTATAATTACCATCAAATTGACTACTAATCTGATTAAATTCAGGGTCTTGACTTGAGGAAAAATCTCCTCCGACTTTTGCTCCGAATCCAGGATTATTATACCCTTGGGATGTCCAAACAAAACCACCAGCAATACCTCCAGCATTAATTGTTGGGTTACCTTTTAAACCAAATTTAAAATCTTGGTCTTCCCCCTCATACAACTTACCCATCGCATCAGGTCCAATAACAGGTGATTTAACCTGTTGTCCAACTGAATTTGTAGGTAATTGACCTGGAGGTGAGAAAATTGATGATGGGTCTGAGTTATTCTGTCCAATATAAAAATCTGACGGTGGAGCTTCTTCCCCATCAGTTAATCTTTCAATAATTTCTAAAAGACCTCTACCAAGATTTCTTGCTAAACCTCTATTATATCTTGGCTTATATTTGTTATAATCAATGTTATTAAATAACGCAGACCTTTGTCCTTGCCCTGTATTACTTAAAAATACTTGTGAATAATCTGTATTAGTATCTAAACTTCCAAATATTGTTCTTGGGTCTCTACCTCCCGCAAATGCGGAAACAATTTGATTGGCAGCAGTAGGTCTCCACTGAGCCATATCTTCATCAAAGTAATCACCAGGAATAGGAGATGCTGGAAAATATGTTCCTGATAACTTCAATAAGAAATTAGCTGCAAAATCAATAGGATTTTCAGGAACTGTAATTGAGTAATTCTTTTCAATTAAAGGAATTCTACCACTTGCAACTTGTGCCAATGCGACAGGGTCACTCAAAGCTTCTGAAAGATTCTCACGACCAAATGTCGCTCTTTCAATTTCTCTATCTACTCTATATTGTAACGCATCCCTTAAAAAGGTCGCCCCAAGTTGGGCCAACTGACTATCCTGTGAAAGTGACCCATTATCTCCTTGTGGTGTATTATCAAAAAGAATTGAATATGGAGAATATGAAGATGGTAAAAAATTAACAGGTGTTGGGTTGGCGTAAAATGAATACGTTGGGACAAATTGTAAGTTATTTATCTCCTCCAAGAACACTTGGTCAAATGAATACTTATTTAACGCAGGAATATTTTGTTCTGCCGTAACTTGAGCATAATTTGGCCACCCTTGTCCCACTAAACTTTGTTGTGGAAGTGAAGCGTCCATAACATCATACTCGCCAGCATTAGCGTTTTGAACTAAAGGTAAAGATTGTGTTATTGTCACACCATATCCACCTTCAGGTCCATATTCATTTAAAACATATAATCCATGATATTGGGGTGGGACTAAATTAGAGGGTGGGTCAGCAATTAAACTATCAGGTGAATCAATAACTGAAAAATTACTCTGAACATATTCAAAATTTTGTTGAGCAACAGGTGGAGTATAAGAACCCGCAATCGTATATGGTTGTAAGTTTCTTACGACTAAACCATTCCTGAAATTTTCAGTATTAAAAAATGATAATGGACTATCTATCGGCATACATTAATAAATACTATTCATATAGTTTTATATGATTTTTAACCTTCCGTTTTTGTTAAAAACTTTTCTAAAGTTGGAACGAAATCCGCCAAGAACCCTTGGGATAACATATAATCTTTAAACCACGCTTCAACTCCACTAAACTTATGTTCAATTTCAACCTTACCCGATGCAGTAACCGTTGAATTGGTTTGACCCCCTGATTTATTATCAGAACTACCCGTTGGTATATTTGGAGATAATAAAACTGAGTCGTCTTTATCAGCAAAAAAACTTCCTTTTTCACCCATTACAACTAAGCCACCATCTGGACTAATTACACCATCGGAAACTTGTCTACCATTCATTAAAGATTTTACAAAATTTTGTAAGGCATTAATCATATCAGGAGTAATTTGAAACGGGGTGTCGTATTCGGGATTGCTTTGGAATGCTTCCTGTTGGTTTTTCCCATAAACATCTGAAAATTCTTTAAAATCTTCTATTTTTTTTGCCCCAATCTCTTTAATAACCTCTGTCAGTTTTTTTCCAGCATCTGCCAAAGTTGTTTCACCCTTGATGAGGGACTCTAACATTTGGTCAATTTGTTTACTCGCCAAGTTAATTTTAGTTGTAATACCTTTTGTCCCTTCTTCTCCATATAAAACATCCATTAATGTCTGAACAACAGGTTCAACAGACCCCCCTGCAAACGACACTTTATCCTGAGCAACTTTTGATGCTGCCAAAGCGGTCGGAACTCTACTTGTTCCCGCTTTAAATGCGTTTGAAATATTCGCTAAATGTCCATTCGCATCTCTTAATAATTCCTCAGTACTTTTATTTGCGTTTTGTTGAGCTTTTTCAACACCCTTTAAATCATCTTTTTTAAGGTCATCAACAGCTTTAATAACATTATAACCTAGGTCTTTATCATAAACTTCAATTTCATATTTTCCAGTTGTCTCATTAAGTTGAGCCATATTCGCAACCATCGTTCTAGCTTCCTCACTTGCAAATTCATCAATACTTGGAAATTTAATTTGTCCCATTTTAGCTTCCAATTCAAAAGCATTTCTACCCATTTTTTCCAACTCTTTAGCCGGTATACCTAATGTTGCTGCAACTTCTCTAATCTGTCTTTGAGCCCCTGGCATAACAACAAATCTTTGTTGTTTTTCATCAAATTCCATAAATGATTTTGATATCTCAACAATATTTCTTTGTAACTCCGCAGGGTCATTTTCAGCCATGTTCATTAAAGATATTGGGTCTAACATTCCTGTTACTTGGACCCCCATTCTTTGTAGACCCGCAGCCATATCAAGAGCCTTCTGAGGGTCAAATAAATTGTTTGCCAAATCCAAAGTGGTCTTCATATTAGCTTTAAACAAAATTGATTCAGTCGCCATTTTAGCCATTCCTTGAACTCCATTATCAAAATTAAATAGATTTAACTCAGAAGCATTTGCGTTAATTTGTTTAAATACCGCACTGGCACTTACACCATATCTTGATGCCGATTGTATAATATCTTCAGAACTTTTTAGTGTTCCTTGAACGGTTAATCCTAAATTTTTAAAAGTTTCGTAATTACTAGACGCAGCCTGAACTGCAGTTTGTGATATACCCTTTGTTAACTCAGCTTGAACTAAAAATCTTTCATATTGGTCCCCCTGTAATGTAAAATTAGTTTGTTCCTGTTCAGTAATTTTTTGTTGTAAAGACGCAATATCTGCGAATGTAAAACCATATTCTTCAGCCGCTTCTTTACCCGCAATAAGATTTTGTTTAATTTTTTGAGAGTATATATCACCTCCACCCATCGTTTTATTAAACGACGATGCAAGTCCTTCTAATTGACTAAAAATTGATGCAAACGACTTTAAAATTTCAGCAGGATTAAACGCATTTTTAAAATACGTTGCCATACTTTCACCGGCTTCCGTTAACGGGTCGGCTAAATCTTTTGTTTGCAGTTTTTCTGTTTTACCAGCTTCACCTGATTCTCCTGTTTGTAACATAAGTTTTTTTTAAATAAATACCTTAATAACTAAATTTACTCTTGTCGGCTATCACTTACTAGTTTATCCAAAAGAAATCTTCTAGTGCTTATAGGCATTATCATAAAATCACTATACGATATATGAAGAAATTTTGCTAAATAATAAAATTCAAGGTTTCTACCCTGTGAGTAATCAGAAGAAAGGACGAAAAAACTCAACCCCAAAGAGAATATCTACGACGACCTCTTTTCCTGACGGGGCTATAACTGTTTGTCTTAAATCCAATCTTGGTTCATTTTCAAGCATAAAATTCTTTATGTGTTTTGAATCCATAATTGGCATATTATCAATGTATTTTGAAAGTTCTTCCTTATTTCTAATTCCGTCAATCTCAACAATCATTTTTGACAATCTTAAAGTTTGTCTTGGAGCAACTCTACCAGCTGGGTACGAATCAATAATCCTGTCAATTTCAGCACTATCACCAGCAGTAAGAGGTCTTAATAGAACTTTTGAACCTGATTTTGGTAAAACCGTTTCAAAAAAACCTTCGTCATTTGGTTCAACCTGAGTATCTTTAGTGTATAACTCAGTCAAAATTAATTCAGTACTAAATTGTTTTCCTGTTTCAGGGTCAGTCGCTTTAATATTATATTGAGGACCAAATGATGTGTTTCTTAGAAAGACCATAATCGCCTCAACATCACCATTTAATAGTTCTTCAGGTCTGATGTCTGGTTCATAAATTTTATTTCTTAGTAAAGTCATCATTAATCCTTCTTTGGTGCTCCCTCCCATTAAAATGTTTTCGTCGGCTGCGGTTAAATACCCAATCTTTAAACTTTTCTTTTTATTTGCATAAAATTTACCCTTTGATGGTAGTGGTACTACATCATGTGGTAGACTAAAATTCATTTGTCCATATTGAGATGTTTGGTCCATAGTATTTTTTTTTAAAAAAATAAATAGTTAAGGAAATAAATCAATCCTTATTCTCTTTTTTGTTATGTCTATTATCAAATTCTTCTTGTGTTTCAAATTTTTTACCACAAGTTGGACATACAAATTCGGTATTACCTGAAAAAAAAAGTTCCATACACATAAGTATATGGAACAAATTTTTATTAATAAATAATAAATTTTAGTATACTAAGATACAACGGTCAGGTCTTAGACTTGCCGAAATTGTTGCCAAAGCGTCTTGAGAGTAATTCAAACTATCAAAGTTCACATTTGTTAAGAAAGTTCCTTGTAGAATCCATTTCTCAACAACAACTCCTGTTGGGTCTAACAATTCCAAATCAATATCTTTCTTATATCCAGCTGCGTATCCCATACGTCCTGTAACAGATTCAGCATGTAAACGAACCCATTCCATTAAAGCTTGAGCCGCAGAAGGTCCGATTGGGTCACGGAACTTAACATTAATTTCATTCCAAGTAAATCTACCCGCAACATATGTTGAAGTATTTAAAAATTGAATTTCAGTTGAATTAATTTTTATATTTGGTCTTGATGTTGATTCCACGAACCACTCATTAATCCCTAAAGATGAAGGGAATCTCAAAATGAATCTGTTTTGTCTTTTGGGTTCGTAAGGAACCGGCATTTTCATCAGTAAATCAGCCATTGTTTTATATTTTTAATTTTGTTTTATTACTTATAAATAGTGCGGTTAGCATTTTTTTCTATTTACTTTTGTTTTTTTTAATCTAAACTTCTACTAGTTCCAGTTCCAGTATTAAATAATAATTTATTAATTAATTTTTCTTTTATTTCCTGATTGAGTAGAATAAACTTTTACTCCTGGTTCATCTCCAAATTCAGTATCAAACATTTCAACATTCTTTGGGTCATCGTCAGATACTCCTAACTGAAAATCTAGTATAAAATTATTAGATATTTTGTCTTTAATTATGGCTCTTAAATGTAATTCTTTAGCCAGTTCTCTACAATAATTTAAAAAATCTCTAAATGCAATCTTTTTAAGATGTTCGGGATTGGCCGCGGAACCTTGTCCGAAAGTAACTGGGTGAAATTTACATAGTCCTAAATACTCCCATATTAATTCAATATCCTCCATATCCTCCATATCAAAAAGGTCACGATATTTTCTTAAACTATCTACTAATGATTTCATATTCAATCCGTCTCTACCAGACAATATTAAATCATAACACGCCTCTTTTAGAGTTTCAGGATTGTGTCCACGAGCGGTCATAATTGAAAAAATTGAACCTCCGTTAATACATTCTACAAAATCATCCCAAGCAGGACCTACTGGTGCAATCAAAGAATCAATTAAAAATTTTGAATCTCCTTCGGTTCCAAAATCACGATATTTGTCTTCAGCATATCCAACAATTTTTTTACCCTCGTATTGGAAAGGTTCTTCACCAATTTTACTTCTATACTTTGCAAAATCTTTGGTTGACATTCCTATTTCATTACCTTTATCATCCAATAAATAAATTACGGTTGGCATATACATAAGGTTATCGTCCCAATCAAATGCATAATATTTTAACTTATGGACACCGTCCTCCGACGCTGATTCTCTCAGCAATCGGAGGATTAAGGTGTTCAATTTTTTATCATTCAATCTCATATTAGATATTGTCAAATGATGCCCCTGTTGGAGTTATTAAGAATTCAATATCAATGAACTCTAAAGATTTAGTTGGTTTAACATAGATTTTACCTACTAATTGGTTTCTGTCCAAGTCTTCAGCTGAAGATGAAACAGTTACACGGAAATCATATAAACCTCTGTCTCTTCTGATTGAGTCTAAGATAGGATTAACAGCGTCTAAGAAATCTTGTCTTACCTTAGCGTCGTTTTGTTCAAACAACAATCTAACTGCGACTGCCGAAATCAACTTACGAGCTTGTAATAATAATCTTCTTACGTTCAATCTGTCAAGAGCCGATTCTCTAACTTGAAGAGTTTTGTTACCCCAAATTACAGTTCCTACGTCTGAGAAAGTTGCGATTGGGTTAATTCTTCCTTTGTATAGAGTATCTCTATCTTCTTGAGTTAACTTCTTACGTGCTTTAACAGCATTTACAATACCACGTGTGTAACCCGCTGATGCGAACCAAGGGAACGCAATGTTATCGGTTAACGCTAAGTTTCTACAAACTTCCGCAGTTGGTGGGATGTAGATTTGTGTATTGTTAACTGTATCACGAGTCAATACCCAAGGGTAGTAAGTCGCTGTATAGTTAGAGTCAATTCCTGTCTCTTCTAATGAGTCAACAACATCTTGAGGGTAGATTAAATCATCCGCTGTAAATGTTGGGACAAACAAGTTGATATCAGGGGTTGTCAATACGTAAATTGAGTCAGCTCTGTCAAATTCAATCATTTCAATCGCTTCTTCAACTAAGTTTGAGTTGTTTAACCAATCAATACCAGGTGTTGCGAAAACATTAATGTTGTTAGCTTCAGGATTTGCAAATGTCTTAATACCTAACAAGTATGCGTAGTAGTCAGTATTCGCCCAATCTTGAGTGTTATCACCTACAGTTATTAATTTAAACATACCCGCACCTGATGCGTTTGGATAACGAGCGGTCGCACAAGCTCCATATAGGAAACCTCTTTGTCCTACTTGGAATAAGTCACCGTTAGTTCTTGATTCACGATAGATATCCCATCCGTCAAAACCACCTTGAACTAATAAACTGAATTTACGAGAGAACAATCTGAAATATGGATTTGAACTATTGGTAGGTTCAGAATTAAATGAACCTGCCCCAACTTGGAATGCTGATTCACCTGAAGTTGTATAACCTGAAGGTATTAAAACTACGGTTGCCCCACTATCCATGTGGAAACCTTTAGATACGAATGACCATTCATCTCCAGTTGTATCTTCACATGGGTCAAGAGGTCCTTGTTTACCTTTATATTGGAAATAGTCACCGTCATATCCGATTGTATCTGAAATACCCAAGTATGTTCTTCTAACATTATCTCCACCACTTCTGATTACTACATCACTACCATCTGTTATACCGAATGGAGGATTGTATAATACTTCACCAGGGAAATCATATTTAGTTTTATAGATTGGGAAACCTGTCTTAGCACCTGCATACTCTCTTGATTTGAAACCTTCAAATCCACAAGGAAGTGCATCTACAGGAGCGTCAATATCAAC